ACCGGCGTGGTGGTTGTCACACCGTTATCAGCACGCACGTGTCTCCTACCAGTCAATGTAACTTGCATTGTTCATATTGCTCTGTATGGAAACGAGAACAGCATTTGGAGATACCTCTTGAGACGATTCAAGAATATCTGCTAACACTCAAAGGTTATGGTTTGCAAGCAGTTATTCTTACTGGTGGTGGAGAACCGTTGCTGTATTCGCAGATAGCTGAACTGATGCCTTGGATTCTTGAACAGGAATTGAAGCTGGCATTGATCACAAACGGAACGGTGGATCGGGATGATATACCAGAAGAAGTTTGGGAGAAACTATCTTGGATACGTGTGAGTGTGAACTTGGAACAGTCGTCCCGGGCTGTCAGGGATGATATGTCTGATTATGTAGATTATTATGGGAAGGTTGACGAACATACATGCACATTGGGAGCATCGTGGATAGTACAGAACGCATCGAAGGTTTCTACAGCCACCATGAAGAGGATGATAGCCTTGGTTGATGTTTTAGGTTGGCAGTACGTTCGTATGCTTCCTGATTGTTTGTTGTCTTCGGAGGATTTAGTAAAAGAACATAATGCTTTAGATAAGTTACTTGTGCGGTTCTCTTCTCAGTTCGGTGAAGAACGTTTCTTCCACCAGAACAAGAAGAAACAAGCACCACTAGCTGAGACTTGTCATCAAGCATACTTTCGTCCATATCTCAGCGAGCAAGTGTTTGTGGGCAACGGTCTTCCGGGAACAGTGTACCCATGTGACAGTGTTGTGTTAAACGGCGACAAGCCAGCAGGAAGATTTGAAACCATGTATCAGATATGTCACGCATCTGAAGTAGCACGGTTCTTGGAACGCAAGATACCTATGCCTATCAAACCACAATTGGATTGCCCAGGTTGTGTGTTTACGCATACGGTGGAAATGCTGGACGGTTTGCTTTGCTCTGATGAGGTGCAACCATATCCAACAGAAGAGATAATGCATAAGGATTTTGTTTGATGCAAGGACACATGTACAACGAAGACTATTTTGAACGTGGTCCACAAGCTGGCGTGAGTTTGTATACCAATTATTCGTGGCAGCCAGAACTGACTATCCCAATGGTGTCTCGAATAATTGAAGAATTGGGAATCGCTGCTTTTGATACTGTGTTGGATTATGGTTGTGCCAAAGGTTTTGTTGTGAAAGCGTTTCGATTGTTAAGACGGCAAGCTTGGGGAATGGACGTGAGCAATTATGCTATAGAGCATTGTGCACAAGGCATGCGTCGGTATCTCTGTTATGTGGATGAAACACAACGGAACAATGGCTGGTCTTGGCCGGAAGGTTTTCCGTATCAATTTGATTGGTGTATTTGCAAAGATGTTCTTGAGCATGTTGAAACGCCAGAAGAATTGCATGTGGTTTTGATTATGCTTCGTGCTATGTGCAAGAACATGTTTGTGGTTGTTCCACTGGGAGAAGATGGTGTGTATAATGAACCGGCTTATGCACTGGACAAGACACACCACATTGCAGAGAATGTGGATTGGTGGTTGCGTGCATTTCATGTTGCTGGTTTTGACTATGTTCGTGCTGGTTTTGAATTCCCCGGCGTCAAGGAGAATTGGAAGACTCACGAGAAGAGTAACGGGTTCTTCATACTACCTTGTCGTAATAAACCGTTCTCAATGGCCTTGACAGGCTTTATGAAGTCCGAAAAGCTGGTAAACGGGGAGTTAGCTAGTTCCGATACGCAGAACGATGGAGAGGCTTCTAGATGATACCACGGAATGTACATTTTATTTGGATGGGAGATATGCCCGGTTGGGTTGAAGCAAACATCGCAAGATGGCGTATGCTCAATCCTGAATACAATTTCTTTATACACGATGGCAAGAACATTCCTAATCGTTACAAGTGGGTGTTCAATCGTGTGAAGGAAGTAATGCAATATTCCAAGGATCACAAACTACCAGACATATGTTCGTTGTCTGATGTGGTTCGGTTGGCTTGGTTGAGGGAACATGGTGGTTGGTATTTTGATTGTGACATTGTTCCATTCAAGCCAATAGATGAATTGTGCACAGACTACAATATGAGAAGTCGTCCAGATTGTTATGTGCCACTACAATGGCAACCAGGACCGAAGCGCATAAGCAATGCTGTTATTGGATTGTCTACGAGTGCGGAAGCTTGGAATGAAATAGATGCAGCTATCAACGAGTTCCGTGATTTGAGTAAGCCTATTGAGCGTACAACCTTTGGCCCATTGCTGATGACTCGTTTATCAAATCGTTGTCCGGCAGTTACAATAGGCAAGCTGGCTGACTTCTATCATATTCGGTTCAATCCTGTTGGTACCGCAATACGGATTTATAAAGAACTACACGCATCCAATTTCTCTCAAGCTGTGATAGACAAATACTTTGTCGGAGTTAAACCTTATGGCATGCATCTGTGGATGGGGAATCAAGATTATGGTGATCCAGTTTTGACGAAGCTTGCACCTAAGAAGATACAAACACCACAGGGAACACAGAAGAAGGTTTGTGTCACTTGTGTGTTACGTTCGGGTGGAGATTACACGGAAGAGTATGTACATCGTCTCCAACGGAACATAGCAAAGCATCTTCCCATTGAGCATGACTTTGTTTGTTTGACGGATGTGCCTGAGACAATCCATTGCAAGACTGTTGCATTGAAACACAATTGGCCTGGTTGGTGGTCAAAGATAGAACTGTTCCGGCCGGACTTGTTTAAGGGATATGACCGGGTGATTTACTTTGACTTGGATACGATCGCTGTTGGAGATTTGTCCGGTTTGGTTACGGAGCCTTGCAAGTTTGCGATGCTTCGTGGCTTTCGCAATCCCAAACGACGTGGCTCTGGTGTGATGGTATGGGAAGGGGATCATTCCTTCATCTATCAGAATCTTATGGGCAAATCGTTAGACAAGGATGATTGGGATCAACTTCATATCTTGCGGGAATTGAAACAAGCAAAACAAGAACCGTCTGTGATACAGGATATGGCGAATGTGGTTTCATATAAGTGGGATGTGATTGACGGTGTAGTTCCGGTTGGTACAAAGATAGTTTGTTTCCACGGACAGCCAAGGCCAGTAGATGTGAAAGAAGATTGGGTGAAGCAGGAGTGGGTGTGATGCGTTCTAACCAAGGAGGCACTGTATTATGAAGGTAGGAATTATAGGTTTGGGTAAACTGGGTTTGCCGTGTGCGGTTGCTATAGCTATGCAAGGACAAAACGTCATGGGTTATGATCTTGATCCAACTCGTATGAGTAAAGCACCACAACCATATCAAGAAGCTGGACCAGATGGTACTGGAGATTTCAATGACTATTTGTCCAAGAGTTCCATTCAGTTCGGAGATATGCAGACTGTGGTCGATGAGTCTGAGATTATCTTTGTGGCTGTGCAGACACCCCACAATCCAAAGTATGAAGGGATCACCCGGATACCAGATGAACGGGTGGACTTCGATTACACTTATCTCAAAGCAGCGATCAAGACTCTAGCCAGTTGTAAGTTTGAGCATGACATTCCTATTGTTGTTATCTCTACTTGCCTTCCCGGTACAATGCGTCGTGAGATAATGCCTTTGCTGAATGAACACATGAAGTTGGTGTACGATCCATTCTTCATTGCTATGGGAACAACGATGCGCGACTTCCTGAATCCAGAGTTCATTCTGTTGGGGATAGAAGATGAAGAAGCAGCGAAGACCGTGCGTGGTTTTTATTCTGAGACGTTGCCTGGTGTTCCCATAGCACAAGCCTCTCTTGAATCAGCAGAGCTAACCAAGGTATGTTACAACACGTACATATCTAGCAAGATAGCTTTTGCTAATACTGTGATGGAGATATGCCACAAGACTCCGGGTGCTAATGTGGATTCTGTTACCGAAGCATTGAAGTTGGCAACAACGCGATTGATTAGCCCACAGTACATGTCTGGTGGAATGGGAGACGGTGGTGGTTGTCATCCAAGAGACAACATTGCAATGTCTTGGTTGGCTCGTGGTCTGAACTTGAGTTATGATCTTTTCGATAGTCTGATGAAGTGTCGGGAAGAACAAACAGAATGGTTGGCTGATTTGATTGACGATCAAATGATAGCACATCGTGACTTGCGTGTTATCATTCTTGGTTATGCTTTCAAGCCGGGAACAAATCTGATGGTGGGTTCTCCTGCTGTGTTGCTGAAGAACTTGTTAGACGAAAGAGGAATCAATGCCACTGTGATAGATCACCATATCGCAGGGTATCCTCAAACGGTCTCACACGCTGGCATTTACTTCATAGGTTGCAAGCATCCTGAATATGCCGACATGACATTCCCAAGAGGCTCTGTGATCCTTGACCCACATCGTTATGTGAGCAAGGAATTGAACACCGGGTCAGAAGTTATTTACATAGGATGCAACTCATGATCCAACCAATTCTACTTACGGGTTGTGCGCGGTCTGGAACGTCAATGACTGCTGGCATCATTAGTTTCTGTGGTGCCTTTGGTGGGAAGATGTCTGGTCCCAATGATAACAACAAGAAAGGCATGTTCGAGAATGCAGAGATTAGGAATAATTTTGTTAAACCATATCTTGCTTCTATTGGTGCAGATCCTATGGGACAAAACCCATTGCCAGAAGCTGGAAGATTGAGACCGTACCCATACTTGCGTGAAGACGTGGAGAAGACGTTAGGACATCAAGGATACAAGAGTGGACCTTGGTTCTACAAAGGAGCCAAGATGTGCTTGATGTGGTCAGTCTGGCATGCGGCTTTTCCGAAAGCTAAATGGATTATTGTTCGGCGTAAGGATGAGGATATCATTGCATCGTGTTTGAAGACTGGTTTCATGCGAGCCTTCAATGACGAGATGGGTTGGCAGTGGTGGGTTGATCAACACAAGAAACGATTTGAGGAAATGAAAGCAGCCGGGTTGGATGTGCAAGAGATATGGCCCACTAAGTTTGTGCACGGAGACTTGTCTGAGATACGGACATTCGTTGATATGTATGGTGGTTTGAAATGGAACGAAAAAGCTGTGGCTGATTTCATTACCCCAGCATGGTGGTCTACCGGGAGGCAGAACAATGGCAGTTAGAGTGACACAAGCAGAAGTGGGTGCTGTGATTGAAATAGATTCTTCTATTACAACACCCTTTACTACTTTTATCAGCACAGCAAACACGATTGTAAATCAGGTTTGTACTGATTCTAGTTTGACTGAAGCACAGTTGAAGCTGATTGAAACTTGGTTGGCCGCACACTGTTATGCCATTCGGGACAACAGACGATCTTCGGAGAAGGCTGATGTGGTTTCTGAAAACTTCCAATACAAACTGGGATTGAATTTGAAGTGCACTATGCACGGACAGATGGCAATTATGATGGACACTTCTGGGGCATTGGAACGCTACGACAAAGGTGGACGTCGCAACGCTTCGTTTGTTTCGATTGATTTGACTTAGGAGAGCAGTCATGGGCATCATAACCAGAATGAGAAAACAAACGGCAGTCTACTGGGCTGCGGCAACGAATGATGGACGTGGTGGATTCACGTTCACCACTGCTGTTCAGATAAATTGCCGATGGCAGGATGTTCAAGAAATGTTTGTAGACTTTGAAGGCCGAGAGATTATGTCTACGGCAAAAGTATTCCCAGACCGGGTCTTGTTGAATGATAGTTATTTGTGGTTAGGCACTTTAGCTTCTCTCACTGCACCTTATACAGATCCAAGGACAGTGGCCAATGCAAGGCAGATGAAGAAGTTCAGCCAGATACCAAACTTGCGTAACACAGAAACATTGTATATAGCATTCTTGAGGTAAGACGATGGCACTCAGCGCACATGAACGATATGTCAAAGGCATGACTAAGGTCTTGCGTAATTTGAACAAACAGTTGCGTCATATTCCTAAATTGACTTTGGCTGCGTTGATCAAAGTGGGTTTGAGAATACAACGTAATTCAATGATGATGGTCCCGGTTGATTATGGCAACCTGCGTGCGAGTGCTTATACGACTTGGTCTGGTAAGACTAAATCGGACAACCCAGAGTTCAAGGGAAAGGATGCTTCGTTCTTTGCGATGGATCACCAAAACGTTGTTTCTCAAGCCACTGCTTCTTTGGGTGGACTGTTGATGGCTAGACTCAATCCAACTGTTGAGGTGGGCTATAGTGCTTTCTATTCTGTCTTTGTGCATGAGAACTTAGAAGCCAAACATACAGTTGGACAAGCCCAGTTCTTGTCTCAGGCTGTCAACGAAGAAACAGTGAGAATGGTTTCTGATATGCAAATGAATATACGAAGAGGAATCCGATAATGAATCCAGTCTCAGAAGATATCAAAGATTTGTTGGTGACTGCTGGTTATGTGTTTGGTGGAACTGCTGATTGGGCAATTTACATTGCTGAAGAACCACCTAAGACACCGGCAAAAGTGATTACGATTTATGATGTGCCGGGTCCACGTCCTGACTATTACATGAATGCAGCGAGGAAGCCTTTACTTTGGCCGGAATTTCAAATCCGTGTTCGTTCTACAACTTATCTTGAAGGATGGATTAAACAAAGGAATGTTGCAGCTAGAATTGATCGACATGCTCGGTTCACAGTAAATGGAGCAGAGAGTGCTGACCCGAAAGTACAATACCAGTCTATCACCAAGCGAACTTCAGATCCACAGTACTTGGGGAAAGACTCTAACAATTTGTTTTTGTTCACTTGGGTGTACCAAGCGACACGCAGAGAAAGATAAGTAGGTCAACAACAAAAGGGAGGGAGTATCATGGCAGAGAACGCAACAGGTTTAACGATCACGATGGACACTGGCTTCATGGCTGAAATCCTGAGTGTGACAGGACCGGGTGGAGAAAGAATTTCCATTCCGACAAGTCATATGGGGACAACGGTTGCTCACACGTTCATTCCAGGTGATCTGGTTGACTGGGGAGAAGTGCAGGTTGAGTTGGCGTTTGTTCCCAAGACTCGTCCACCGATTGATGATCCAGCAGAAACGATATCACTCAACTTCCCGGACAGCACAGCAAGTGTGTGGTCATTCTCAGGGTTCCTAACGAACTTTGAACCCACAGGTGAATTGGAAGCAAGGATGACAGCAACGTGCACGATCAAGGTGTCTGGTGACGTTACCATAACGTAATACAAACGAGAAAGCAGTAAACAAGAATCAAGGAGAGTCTAACCATGACAACATTGACCAAAGAGCAGATTGTAGCAGCGAAGGATATCAAGACAGAAGTAATTGACGTTCCTGAGTGGGGTGGTTCCGTTATTATCCGTGAGATGACTGGAAAGGTACGTGAAGAGTTTGAGATGTTCGTACAAGAACGCAGAGGAGCAGATGATTCTTTGAACCTGCGTGGAATGAGAACACTCGTACTGAGCCAAACACTTGTGGATGAAGAAGGCAATGCCCTTTTCACAAAGGACGACGTGGCTGTGCTTGGTGATAAGAATGCTGCGGTCATTGACAGGTTGTTTACTGTTGCAATGGAATTGAATAAGATCGGTGATACACAGATGAAGGAGCTACGAAAAAACTCCGATCTGGGAGCCACCGATTCCAGTGGTTCCGAATTGCCAGACAACTCGGATACAGTGTCAAAGAAGCCCAAGAAAGAATCAGTAGTTCCGAGTTCTCGGAATGGGTAGCATACAATGAGATAAGTCCAAGCATAGAAGAGCGTGTAGATTATCAGACAGCAATGATTTGTTACATGCTTTATTCTATGTTGGGCAGCAAGAAAGGCAAGAGAGCAAAGTTCAGTGATTTCTTGTTGAAGTTTGGGGAACAAGAGGCACCACCGAAACAAAGTAAGAAGGAAATGATGTGGCGTCTCAAGTCTTGGTTGCAAGGTGCAAAGAAGCAGATGGAAAAGAAACAAGCTAAAGCAGCCAAGCAGAAAGAGAAAGTGAGTAACTGAAAATGAACTTAGGTGTGTTGTCAGTATTGTTGAACGCACAGACCACAGCATTCCGTAAGCAGTTTGCTGCATCGAATGCTACACTCATGAAGTTCGCCGGCAACGCTGAACTTGTGGGAAAGAGTGTGTCGAAGTTGGGTTCTCGTATGACAATGCTGGCAACACTGCCTATTCTTGCCGGTGGAGCATTGAGCACAAAAGCATTCGCTGGGTTTGAACAATCTATGCGCGATGTAAATACAATCGCAAAGCAAACTGAAGAAGAGTTCAAGAAAACAAGTCAAACTGTTTTGCAATTTAGTAAGAATCTTGGTGTACGTGATCCGAATGAAATGGCGAAGGCTTTGTACAATATCAATTCGGCATCCTTCAAGGCCGCAGAAGGTCTGACTGTGCTAGATGCAGCCATGCGTGCGGGTAGAGCCGGTTTAGCCTCTACAGACGCTGCTGCAAAGGCTATAACGTCTATCCTCAATGCATATCGGAAGGAAGCATCAGAAGCTACTGATGTTTCTGATATATTGTTCCGGACAGTAGAAAAGGGTGTGGTCACTTTCCCTGAATTGGCAAATGTGGTTGGTACTGTGGCAGGAACAGCTTCTGCATTGAAGATAGAATTTGATGAAGTCGCTGCAGCTATTGCTACTATGACTCGTGGCGGTATTGATGCACATGAAACGACGACTTCATTGAATCGTTTGATGATGAGATTCTTGAAGACGTCTCCTGAATTGAAAGCCATGATGAATGCAGCAGGGTTTGCTTCTGCGGAGGCTATGTTCAAAGTGAAGGGTCTTGCCGGTTCTATGGAATGGTTGAACAATGTTACTGGTGGTAGTGCACAGAGGCTTTCTGATTTAGGCTTCATGATTCGTGACTTGAAGGCTGCGTTGAAATTGACCGGTGAACAGGCACAAGAATATCAGAACGACTTGGCAGAAATTGCAGACAAGAGTGTCCGTGCTGGAGCTACACAGGCTGCTTTGGATCAGCAGATG